AGGATAGAGGTTCGCGCCCTGCTATTCCTCCAGGACCCACTAAATCTTTTCCACACCACCAGCAGAAAGATAGGTTCATGGTAACATCACTATTACGAGTATTGCCAGTGCGAAGATACCCACCACTGCTACTCCTGTGAGGCATATCCATTCGAATGTACTCATCAGTGTACCTGCTCGTGTGCTGATTCAGGAATGTAGAGTTGATCCCCTGGAATGTATATTCCAAATGGGATATCTGGATAATGCTCTTTCAAACGCTTGAGCTCCTCCTTGGCGAGGTGCAGTCGGTCAAAGTATTGAAGTACGGTGTGATGTACATCATCATCACGAATGATCGCGTATGCCCAACGGAAATCTTCCTGATCCATTTGGTCCCTTTCGGTCACTTGTGTTCGCACCCCTCGGCAGGCCATAATACCCTTATAGCTCAACAGCTTATCCAGAGCCCTCGTGGGGCCATTAGAGCTATTATAGGGTATCCGGGGCCAGAACACAAGGGTGAACAACGATGAGTCATGAGTCGCCGATTCAATTGGTGACCTTCAGAGATGTTTACGATTATGCGAAGAAACGGGGATTTGAGGAAGATGACTTTGAAAGATCAGGTTGGCAGATTCTCCCACTCGGACGTGCTAAAGAAGGTCTTGGACACCAGACATTTCCTAGCGACTCCAACTCCTTCGCTATTATTTTTCATTATTTCGGGCCTGATGGATCGCCGTTTCATTATGCGACCCTCAGGATTATCCGTGGAGCAAAGGATCCAAAGACGTTCGCCGGAACCACCGAAGGCGATGGTCCTAAGATGCTTGCTCCGCCAAGGAAGCCTCCGCGTGTTTATTTCTCAAAGCGAGTGGCATGGGGTTCTCTCCCAATTGGATCAGAAATACAGATCCATGAGTCCGTTCTTAAAGCCGAATCGGCGATAAAGAAGGGTTATGTCGCACTCGGAATTTCCGGATGCTGGGGATGGTCCTCCAAAATCCACAGAATCCCACTCCTTGATGACTTTGGACTCCTCCCATGGTCATCAAAAGGATTTAAGCCTGTTGTGGTCTTCGATTCCAACACTGTCCGAGGCTACCCAGAGTTTCAAGATTTACTCGAAGTTGCCATTCAGCGATTTGCTGGCGCTTTTAGAATTGAACATCATGTGTCAGTATCCCGTAGGAAAATCCCAGCAGGACGTCCTGAAGGGGCGTCCTGGGGGTATGACGATTGGGCAGCTACTCCTGATGGTGGAAGATTTGAAGGAGAAGCTGAATTGGTTGACTCCGATTCTTCTCGAGCCGCGCTCGAGAAGATTAATGCGGAGTACGCATACGACCACGGAACTAACCGAATTATCACGCTCTCTACTCCGCATCAAATTATATCAGTGCGAGATTTTAAGGATAAGATCAAGCCACTCCGATATGAGGACGTAGAGGGAGAACTTCGTCCTGCGTCAGAGGCGTGGCTGGTGTGGGATAAGAGATTTGAGACCTACGGCCCTGTGTACCGACCGGGGGCTGATACAGTATGGGCCGACCCTGCGGGTCGCCCCCATGTGAATATGTGGACAGGATGGGGCTGTGAATCTAAGGAAGGCGATGTAGCACCGTTTTTAGATCTTTTAACGAACTGCTTAACCCCCGAGGAGTCTCGTGAGTTTCTTATGTGGATGGCGTGGCCGTTCCAGTTCCCTTCGGAGAAGAAGAGCTCGAAGGTTCCTATCCTTGTCGGACCCGAGGGTGTGGGGAAAAGCGCCATATTCCGCGTTCTTGAAAAGATTCACGGATCGAAAAACTGCGCTTTTATCAACTCTTCGGACCTTGAAAGTTCATTCAATTCGTACATCGCCAACCGTACACTCGTTGTTGTTGACGATTTCACCAAAATCGATAGGAAGACGAATGCCAAGCTACGGAATATCGCGACGAATGAGACGATTCGTGTCAATGCGAAATTTACGCCCGAATACGATGTGGAGAATTGGGCGTCGTTAGGATTCACAGGTAATGAATACGACGCTTTAGCGATGGAAGAAGATGCTCGTCGATTCTTTGTAATGAAGATGACCCCTAAGGTGGGGTGGGATTTCACAAAGTGGACATCATGGTGGGAATGGATTGATAAGGATGGGGCCAGCGTGATACGCTGGCACTTGGAGCATTTAGATCTCAAAGGCTTTGATCCATATGCTCCAGCAATGCTCACGGAGGGTAAGAAAATCATAGCTGGTGCGAGTGCATCATCGCTACACGCTTGGCTTCGTGAATTGAAAGACTATACCGGAGATCGTCGTGTATGTACGGCAAAGGAGCTCGATTTCCTCTATGTGCGACATGGCGGTGGGTCACAAGATATCACACCATATCGGACAAAGCAAATCTCCGATTGGCTCGCAGCTCATGGATATGTCTTGGCGACAAATGTGAAAGTCAAGATTGATGGAATATCAATGCGGATATGGTCATTAGATGGCTCTTCTGGATGGTCATCAATGGCGATTAAAGAAGAAATGCAGAAGAATCCCTTAATACCTCAAAGTAAGGTGGATTAATGAAAGGATGGATCGGTGTGGATTTGGACGGTACGCTCGCTCATTATGAAGGGTGGAATAATGGGGCCATCGGTGCGCCTATTCCTGCGATGCTCCTGCGTGTGAAGAAATGGATGAAGGAAGGGCGCGAGGTTCGTATCTTCACCGCTCGTATCTCCGATCGTCGATATGCTGAGCGCGTCGTGGTGGAGATCCAAGCGTGGCTGAGAGTTCATGGACTTCCCACGCTGAAAGTGACGAATTGCAAGGATCTCGCGATGGTGGAGCTGTGGGATGATCGATGTGTTCAGGTGGAGAAAAATACTGGCCGTCGGATGGACGGCCAGTCTGATTAGCCCGCCGTGGGTACCTCCCATGCGCGCTTGATGCGTTGGCGTGACCCCGCCCCGTTCGACCAATCGTGCACCACTCCATCTACAAGGGCGAAGGCGTGAGTGCTCGTATGGAGGATGTATCGGCCGGTGGGGTGGGTCTCCGCGAAATAGTGCAGAGTTGGGTACCCCCATTCACGATATGTGGTGATGGGGGTGAGCCCCAACCGGGCCTCATGCACGATTCGTGATGCTTTCACGCTGGTACCACGACCAGTCGTGCGCCCCGCTTGTGCGAAGAGTTGGTGGCATTCTTCGTAACTGCGTCCTGTCGCAATCGACAGGGCGCGCACTGAGCAATCCCTCTGCTCGGTGGAAAGGGCAGCGTACTTGGAGCCGTCGCGAGTCATCACTGCGCTCTCACTGTCACGTGGATTTCGATATCCAGCGGGGCTACGGGCATTTCGCTCTTGGGGATGTAGAAGCTGCCCGTGGTTCGGCGGGGGATGGTCACCTCGTCGTAACGGTGGAAGTTCGTGGTGGTTTTCACAAAAACGAATTTGATCGGGGTCACTTTGATCTCCTTTAGTTCTGACCCCGGTGGGGCCAGTTCAGACAGTGTAGCACACTCACATGTGAGCGCAAGTTCGGCTATAGGACGAAGTTGCCGTGCCTTGGTGTGTTCGCGCAAAGTGGTGATCTTTGTGCAGCGCACCATGGATCATGCAAGGTTTCTGCAAGGGTTTAGAGGGCGTCCATGGCAACCGTGGCAACCTCGGCAACTGGAACATGATGTTCAAGTGCTTGTATTGTAAGTGGATTAATAGCGAAGTTGCCGTGGTTGCCGAGGTTGCCGTTAATTTGGTCTATACGTGGGTGCGCATAATGTAGAACTTTAAGTGTATAATTACAGATAATAGCAATACGGCCACCTCGGCAACCGTGGCACCCTCAGGATGGCTCCCAGGCGCTCCAGGTGGGGTGTCTAACGGACGTCTAGACAGGCCGCTGCCAAGCGTGCAATTCTTAGGATTTGGCGATTTGCATCATATCTATGACGGACGAAGACGAAAGGACGGAAGAAAAAAGACCCGCTTGGTGGCGGGTCTTCCTGTCGCTAGGCTTGTTCGGCCAGCCATCCGCGGCGCACCGCGTAGCTGACGTAGAGCAGGCCGTTGCCCTTCGGCCCGCCGCACTCGGGGACCTTGAGCTCGGGCAGGGCCGCGAGGTCAGTCGCGGTGCAGGGCAGCTTCTTGGTGATCGCGGCCCATGCGGTCGCGGTGTGCGCCGTGCGATGCTTCGGGGCCTTCGCGCCCAGGACCAGCTTCTTGACCACGGGTGCGGCAGGCGCGACGGGTGCGACGATCGGCTTGGTAGCCATGTGAGACCCTTTATGAACCGGAGGGACCATTCCCTACCGTACGACCAGTCTAACACAGGCAAGGCCCGAACGCAAGAGTTTTCTTACGAACAAACGCAAATAAATCGCTTGCATTTTCATCCAAATCGTGGTATCATGGTGCATCGCACCAAAGTCATGCCGGGTCCAGAACCCCCCCGACGATGACTTTGAAGATCGGTCCGGCTATAGCCATCGGGGAGTTAAATTTCAACCTCTAGGGATGCACGCAGATGTAGCTCTTCGCGCTAGGGCGTGGTATAATCCGAACTAATGTCTCAAATAATCGAGTTCATTCCTGCAGAGCAGATGGCAGCGGAGGAAACGCTGCAAGAACTCGCGCAGCAGCCGAATTTGAAGTTCCTTAAGATCTTCCCACGGAGAGGAGCTCTCTCCCGAGCCGCCGTCGTCCAAGCATTCAACGATGCTTTCCAGCAGATCGGTGGTGTCTCCCGCCTCTCCCTCTGGGCAGATGCTCACCCGGATGAATTCTTCAAACTCTACGCTCGTCTCCTCCCACCCTCCTCGCACCCAGAACTGGATGATAAAAAGGATGTGAAGGTTATTCACGTCCTCCCACCCACAGCTCTGGACGCACCTCCAGATGGATAAGGAAGAACTAAAGGTTCAAGAGCCAAAGTATCCTCGCCTAGCGAAACTCGCTAAGCGAATGAAGGAAATGGGAGAGCAAAGTTGGCCGGACAAATTACTTCTTGGCGGAAAAGCGTCACTCCTCGAGAAAATCGCCTACGGAGATCGCCTAACCAAGGGGAAGAATCAAACCCTCACCTTAGACCCTGACCTTTTAGAGTTGGCCGACCTTGTACCGAGTACGAAGGGAGCTCAATTGGCGACCGTAGGAGTGCGTGGAATCGCTAAAATGGGAGATGCAAAGGTCATTGAGCGAATGGAAAAACTCGTCGAAAATCTTAGGAAAACTGATCCAAAAGATTGGCGTACTCAAAAGGAAATAATTGAGGGAGAACCGGGCTTCTACCCAGTTCCACGTGGGCGTGATGTTGTCCCCGGACGATTATACCCAAAATTCGGGTATGAAATGCCCGAATTACAGGTACGGCCGAATGAATATGGAAGATTAATTGGAAGTAAATCTGTACCTTTAGGAGAACTTGTAGATCATCCTCGTCTTTTAAGGGCATACCCAGAATTGGGAGCTCTACCAATTACGTACAATCCGAATCGTAAATCGGGATCAGCTACTATGTACGGTACGAGTATAGATCTTGGTCCTCCGAGAAATTTTCAAAATCTTCATGACACTCTGCGCCATGAACTTACACACTACACGCAAATGAAAGAGGGATGGCCTGGAGGAACGAATGTTAGTGCTGCTATTGACAGATTTGTGAAAATTCCTCCTGCGGAAACTCTTCCAGAAAGTGCGAAATACTTGGGTAGGCAGGCGGGAATAGCGAAACTTCTACGGGAGAACTCTGATCCACAAGTTAAGGGTCTTCTTGGATGGGAAGCTTATCGTCGAGAAGCTGGTGAGCAGTTAGCTGAGGCCATGGCGGAGTCAGGTAAAGTTGGGGGAGGGAAAATTGGAGAGAACTACTCCGTTCCTCTAGGGCAAATGTACGACAAAGTTGAGCTTGACCGTGCAATTCAGGTTGAAAATGCACGAAAAGCGAATGCAGATCTTAGAAAAGAGCTACGCTTGGGGCTAAGATTTAACGATGATTAGTGCCATAATGGTTTTCGCGCGCGCCCGCGCGTATGGGATAGCGTGAAAACTGTTACCATCCCGTATGAGCCACGTCAGCAATTCCTTCCATTTCACAAGAGGAATCAGCGCTGGTCCTGTATGGTCTGTCATCGTCGCGCAGGAAAGACTGTCGCCACAATCAATGACCTAATAACGAAAGGACTGTACGCGAGGCGTGAACGCTCGCGCTACGGTTACATCGCCCCATTCTACTCTCAAGCGAAGCAGATCGCTTGGGATTACCTCAAGCACTACACGAAGGAAGTAGCTGTTAAGTCCTCCGAAAGTGCGCTCTCGGTAGATCTCTTCAACGGTTCAAGGATAACCCTCTATGGAGCTGATAACCCTGATTCATTTCGTGGCCTTTACTTCGACGGAGTCGCAGTCGACGAATACGGCAACTGCCGACCAAATCTCTGGTCTGAAATTCTCAGACCCGCTCTATCAGACCGGCGAGGATGGGCAGTATTTATTGGGACCCCAAATGGCCCCAATCATTTCTATGATATTTGGGAAACCGCTGGAACTGACGAGAGTTGGTACCGATTGATGTTGAAGGCCAGTGAAACTGGCATCATCGACCCGCAAGAACTTGAAGAAATGAAGAAATCCATGTCCGCCGACGAATATGAGTCGGAAATGGAGTGCTCGTGGTTCGCTTCCGTACGCGGAAGCTACTACGGGCAAGAGGTGAAGAATGCGAAGGTGGGTAATTTCCCTCCCGCTCCCGATATAGAGAGTCACTATGTTTTCGATCTTGGATTTCGGGACACTACGGCAGTGTGGAGATGGCAAGAATTCGTCGATCACATCTTAATTTCCTACGCTAACGAGTGGGATTCGAAGAGTATCGACTTCTACATAAACTGGCTTCACGCTCAACGCGAAGCTGGTTTCCGAATGGGGCAAGTCTGGCTTCCACAAGATGCGAGAGCTAAGTCTCTCCAAACGGGGCGTTCTATCGTTGAGCAAATGCTGAATGGAGGAGTACGCCCACGCCTTGTTCCAGGTCTTGGAGTACAAGATGGAATCAGCGCTGCTCGATTGATGTTTAAAGATATTGTGTTTGACGAAGCAGGCTGTTACAATGGACTAAAGGCTCTGAAGAGTTACAAAAGGGAATTTGATGAGGAAAAGAAGGCGTTTCGCGATAAGCCTTTGCATGATTGGGCTAGCAATTTCGCGGATGCATTCAGGTATTTATCCCTCGTCGCGAAACTCGGAAAGCCGAAGCCATTAGTGGAGCCAGCGAAGCCATTCGCTGTTCCATTGCACTATAGCTTCACAATGGATCAGGCGTGGGAATGCGGCCCTAACAGGGATGGAAGATTGAAATAATGGCTGAATACGACTGCGAATACTGGAAAAATCAGATATCCTTATCGAAAAAGGATCTGGATACTTTCCATACTTCCGGCGATACGGTCACTGGGCATTACTTAGACACGAATACTGCGAATGAAGAGGGTCTAGGCGCTCATAAAATCAATATGTTCTGGGCGAACGTTGGCATTCTCAAATCCGCTCTGTACGGTAATCCCCCAAAGCCCATAGTCACTAGGGAATTTCAAGACCCAGAAGATGATGTAGCCCGTGTTGCGGGGGAGATCATCAGACGTCTTCTAGAAACAGGTCCTGGAGGTTCGGGTGCAGACATGCATTCAGCACTCCAGCAAGCTATTGAAGACCGACTCATCCCCGGCATGGGGCAAATCTGGTTTCGCTACGACGCGAAAATCTCTAAGGGAGACTATCAGGGCACTCCCATCGAGAAAATAGAGGACGAAAACGTCCCTTGCGACTACGTCCACTGGAAAGACTTCTTTTACGCCCCTTCAAGATTTTGGAGTGAAGTTCCATGGGTCGCTAGGCGCGTGTGGATGGCGAAAAAGGCCATGGAACTTCGTTTTGGAAAAGCAAAGTCGGAGAATGTTCCTCTAGTAGCTTACAAGGACGGAAAAGGAGTACAAGTAGCAGACTCTGAGAGTGGCAAGACGGAGATGAGAGGAGAAATCTTCGAGATTTGGTGTAAAGCTACGAGGCAAGTGCACTGGATCAGCCCCGGCTTCGATGAAATGCTGGATGAAAAGATTGATCCCTTCGAATTACCGAATTTCTTCCCCTGCCCGAAACCTCTGCTCGCTAACAAGACCAATAAGAAATTCATTGGGCGTGCGGATTACACGATGGTACAGGATCAGTACACACAGCTCAATAACATCAATATCCGCCTTAATTACCTCATAGAGGCGTGCAAGGCTGTCGGCGTTTATGATAAGACAGCCGACGGCGTTCAACGAATGATGAATCAAGGGGTTGAAAATCAACTCATCCCTGTTGACAACTGGGCTGCTTTCGCCGAAAAGGGTGGTATCAAGGGAGTGGTGGATTGGCTCCCGGTGGAAGCCATCATTATCGTTATCGAAAAGCTGCGCGAAGGTCGGGTTGACACAATTCAACAGATTTATGAACTCACCGGAATTAGTGATATTATGCGTGGTGTCACTTCTCCGCGTGAGACTTTCGGGGCGCAAAAGCTCAAGGCGCAGTACTCCAGTTCTCGTCTTCAGCTTTACCAACAGGAGGTAGCTGAGTTCGTGGGCGAGGGGCTTACGATCAAAGCACAAATCATCTCCACGCACTTCCAACCAGAAACTATCTTTAAGAAATCCTTGATCGAGCACACGCCAGATGTTATGTATGCGCGTGAGGCCATTCAACTCATCAAGGATAAGATGACATTGATGTACCGCATTAATGTCTCCGCTACACAAATGTCCATTCCGGACTATAATGCGGAGAAGCAGAATCGCATTGAATTCGTAGACGCTATGGGAAGGTTCTTTGGCCAGATGGCTCCAATTCTCGAGAAAGCTCCTGGAGCCGCCCCATTCGCCCTTCGTATTCTTCAATGGGTTGGAGCTTCCTTCGATACTCGCGGTGGGGTAGAAACACTCTTCGACAATTACATTCGTGAAATTGAGAAGAAACTCAGCACACCCGAGCCGCAGCAGCCCGATCCAGCCATTGCCAAGGCGCAGATTGAAGCTCAGAGTAAAGCTGAGCTCGCTAAGGCAGATGCAGCGGTTCGGAAGATGCTTGCCACAATCGAGGCGAATGTTAAATACTCCATTGCTCAACTAGAGGCAAATTCTGCAGAGAAGATTGCCGCTGCTAAATTGAAGTCAGATGAGCAGATTTCGGATAATTCAAGCATCAAAATGTTCACAGAAGAAATGCAGACTGTGGACAAAGAGAAAATGCAGCTCGAAGCAGATAAGAAAGAATTCGATGCTGTGGCTAAAGTTACAGAAGTTGAAATAAAAGCCATTATAGAATCTGCGCTAACAGAAATTAAGGGTATGGAAGTACAACACGAGGCTAAGACTCGCGAGGTTCTTTCTAAAGCAGAGGCTAAATCTAAAGAAACTAAAGTAACAGAAAAGCAAAAAGCCGAATCTTTAAAAGAAATTGCCGAAATTAGAAAAATGCACAAAGATATAACCTCTGCTATAGAGCAAGTCTCTAGTAATTTGAAAGATTTAAATAAACCAAAGCCGAAATCTATATCCATTAGCTTGCCTGATGGTAAGACAGCTTCGGCTACAATTAAGGAAGATAAATCGGTTTCCATAAAGTTACCAGATGGAGATAAGGCGACTGCTACTCTTAAAGAAGATAAGCCATGATGGGCTACAAGGTATTCCCTGCTGTCCCCGGAGGGTCGGTGGTGGTTGCTGGTGGCGTCGAGCCGAACGTCCTTCAGACGAAATTCAATGTCGCTCAAGGGGCGTCTTCCTCTATAGCGATCACCTTCGATAATCCAGTTGTTGCTGGAAGCGTCGTGAAGTTCGGCTTCGCTGGCTTCTTCGGTTCTGCAATCAGCCCACCATTTAATCTTGCAGTTGGACAGTTCGTAAAGTCTGGTTCATCGTCTACCGGGACTCTCACACTGGATGTACATACCACGAGGAACGTCGCCGGGAACGAGGACAAGGTTGCGTTGCTCTCGATTCCAGTCTCGGGGGATGGAACGCTGACACTTACCTTCAATAACGGTGTAGCAGTTTCTGCTCAGCAGTTCTACATCTTGTGCGGAGCTGAGTGTGAGGATGTAGATACAAGCGCCTCACGAGTCAACGCCACCAGTTCGGCTAATTCCAGCACTAGCATCAACGGCGCTTCAGGGAACGTCGCCACTGGTGGTGCAGGGATCATCTGGGGCATGCTGGCACCGGGGAGTCCTTATGGGACTATTTCAGCAACCCCAACGGCTGATTACGTTGCTGGTCAGCTTGCTGAGCAAGAGGACGACTCACAGTACAACTTCTGGTTCGGCTATCGCAAGACAGCAGTTGATATCACGGATTCTGTCGATGTGACTTGGCAGGATACGTCGCCCGATCCCTCGTGGGTGGCCGTGGCTGCGGCGTATAAGTCGAGCACGCCCTGATGCCAGCGATTTCATCCGTCTCCGGCAACGCCGTCCACGGGCAGTCGCTGACAATCTTCGGGTCTGACTTTGGTACGAAGTCGCCTGCGACGCCGCACTGGTGGGACGACTTCGAGGGGCACACTCTCAGCGCGAATGTGAACGGCCTGACGCCGGTTAACGGGCCGACCAACTGGTCGGCGGGCAGCATCGGCGCTGGACCAAATCACGCCCCGACCATCGCCAACAGCAACCTGCGACATGCGCGAGCCACGAAGTGCGCGCTGCTCGACAATGATCCGACGGAGGGCAACTGGAGCATCGCAGTTTCAGCGTCCATTACCCCTCTCGGCAGCGGTTCCAAGCTGTACATCTTCTTTCGCAACCGCATGTCGAAGAACGGCTCGTACAGCGACAACTACAAGCCTTACGAGTATTTCGGTGAGGTCGGTGTCGGGTTCTCCGGCTTCGGCGATCCGGTCGCCGACCCCAATATCCGCACCGACAACACCTATACGGACGCTGGCGGCGGCAGCAATCTTAACTACGGCGGGATCGACCAGACCGACATTCTCGACACTTGGGTTGGCTACGAGGAGGAGATAGGTCTTCAGTCGAGCGGTGGATCACGCAGGCTGTGGGTTCACATCGGCACTAGCGATATTCACGCTGCGTGGAACGACCAGTCGATGACAAAGACCATCGACGGAGGTGAGCACGTCGATTTTATCGTGATGGGCAACTACC